GGACGCCTGGTTGACGCCGATCCAGTCGCCCTGCAGCAGCGTCTTGCCGGCCTCGGAGGCGCCCATGCGGATCGTGAGCTCCGCCGCGCCCGCGGCCGCGGCGACCGCGGTCCAGACACCACGCGCGGTGCCTCGCGGCACCGGCTGCAGCATGTCGTGCACGGCCAGCACATTGACCTGGCCACGCATCGAATGCACCAGCACGCGCCAGGCAGCTGCCTCGCGCATCAGCGGAATGCGCTCCTCGCTCACGAGCGAGCAGGTGCGGCGAGCCGGGCCGAGCACGGCCACCTGCATCGCGCCCGACTCGCTGTTGCTGAAAGTCAGGTCATAGGCCTGGAGTCCGAAGTCCTGCCGCTTCACCGGCAGATCGGACGGGAGTGTCACGATGGTCATTGGGGGAGCACCTTCACGCGCTTGAGTTGTTCCATCTGGCCGCGGTTGTTCTCCGCGAGCAGGCGTTGCATGTCGGCCATCACCGCGCCGCGATCGGAACGGGCGTCGATGTGGAAGACGTTGGAGGGCGCGAACTGGATCGCAGGCGCGGCGCTCGCACCACCCGGTGCGCTCACGCCGAGGCGGCCGTCGGAGCCACGGCGCAAAGGCATGATGGCTTCGGGCCCCGCTTCGCCCATCAGGCCGATGCCGTTCGCGAACGGGAAGAACGTGGGCTGGCCGACCACGCTGTTGGCGTAGGCGTGCAGGCCGGGGGACGAGAAGACGTTGCCGTTGGCGCTCTTGACGCCGAAGAAGCCGAGCACGGTGCTCACTGCACTGCCGATCCAGCTTCCGCCGGAGCTTGCGCCAGCGGCTGTGCCCGCACCCGCAGAAGACCCCTTGAACAGGCCCGAAAACCATCCCGAAAAGGCCTCGACGGCCGGCTTCAGTGAAGCGTCGTAGAGCGCATCGGCGACCGACGAGACGATCTTCTTCTTCAGGGACTCGCCCATCTTGTCGAGCGCGTTCTCCTTGCCTTCCAGCAAGTTCACGAAACCCTCGCGGAAAGCACCGCCGATGTCGTCGGACATCTTGCTGGCCTTCGCTTCTCGTTTGGTCTTTTCCTTGTCGGCTGTTTCGATTCCTTCGCTACTGCGAGTGACTTTCAGCAGTTCCTTCTCGGCATCGATGCGCGCACCCAGCGCCTCGAGATAGCCCGGAATCACTTGCTCGGTGTTGTCCAAGTCCTGGTATTGGCGCTCCAACTGGGCAATGTTCAGTTCCTTCAGCGCCGACTTGGTTTTTCCGTGGGCGGTGTTCTGGGCGTCCAGTGCCGTCGTCTGCTCGAGTACGCCGGAGGTGGCCTTGCGCATGCTTTCGAGCAGCGCTGCCTGGCGTGCTTGTTCGGGGTCAACGGACGCGCGCTCCGCGGCTTCGCTGGCCGTGGCCTGCGGTCGTGCAACTTCGCTTGCCTCACCTTTGCGCACACCTTGCTTTGCCTGATCCGGTGCGCCTGCTTTGCAGCCACACACAACCTCAATGCAGGGGCGCAGTCCAGCCCCCTCGGCATGCTGAATGCCGGCGCTCGCGCTGCGGGACATCGATGCCTTCGTGGTCGAAGCACCCGCGCTGGAAGCCGACGGGGGGGACGCCTTTCCACCTTGGAGAGCCACGACCTTTCGAGCGATCTCGTCTGACTTCTTGTCGCTCTCGAGCGCGTCTTTCGCATCCAGCTCGGCACTGACTGCCGCCTTTGCGCGACTTGCACTCTCTCCCTGCGATGCAGCCGACCTGGCCTGCTGCGCTTGCAGTTCCCTCAGCTTTTCACTGTCCCGGTTCCATATTGACGCTGTAGGTCGCAGCGGATATCCAACAGCGGCTCCTCCTTGCGTTTCGGCCATCGGAGTACCCGCACCGCCATCGCGGCGAAGCCGGTTGTCACGCTTCGTAGAAGCTCGGTCATAGTCTTCCTGCAGTGTGGTGCCGCGGCCGACGTTGCGCACGATGTCCTTCGGGCGATCGCTGAATTCACGAAGACGCAGCAGCCAGCTATCGAAGAACGTCATGTCGTCGATCTGCTGCCGGGCCCGCTGGTCTACCGCCACAGCGAAGGCTTTTTGAGCAACAGCGGCAGCGGCTTCCTTCTGGCCTTGCCCCTCAAGGTCACTCATTCGCTTGGCGACGTCCGGAGTGAGGTAGTTGCGCCTCTTGTTGAGTTCCGCAGAAGCCTTCACGGGCTCGTCCGCCAGCTTGGAAAAATTCTCCACAGCATCCTTGATCGAGACGCCCGACACCCGGTTCATCTGCACGACCGCGGTGGCCGCCTGTTGCAGGACTTGGCCTTGCACCTGGCCCGAGGCGACCAGGCTGCTCAGGGCCTCGGCCGCTTTTGCACGCGATCCGCCGGTGGTGCCTGCGATCTCGACTTCCATTCTGCGGAGCTGGTCGTTCGTTACCCCGGCATAGTTGCCACTCGACGTCCTCGCCCGCGAATACGCAGCCTCTTCCCTCATTCCGTCGACAGCGCCCTCGCCCACATAGCGCGTCGCCTTCACGGCGAGTTCGATGCGCGGTTCGCGCCGAAGGACTGTCAGCGCCAAATTCGCGACCTCGGCAGCGCCTGCGAATTCCCTCAGCGCATTCGTTGCAGCAGGTACCTCTTTTGTCACCGCCGAGGCATTTGCAAGAATTCCAGTTGTTTGTTCAGCAGCCATGTCTGTATGGTCCGTTTGAGCTAAGAAAAAAATGAGGCCGACATCCGCCGGCCCCATGCTTCTTCGATTGGCCGTGGGCCCGCGTCGGCGCTAGGCGTTCAGCACCGCGATGCCTTCGTCTTCCATCACCTGCAGCTGCAGGAACACTTCGCGCTGCCGCGCGCGCGGAATGCCCAGGCGCCTCATGGCGACGTCGACGGCGCCGAAGTCGAGCCCCTGGAACCACGCGCCTGCCGCACCCGCGACGACCCGCCACTGCGTTCGGCAGGCATGGAACACCTCGAATGCATCCTGGTGTTCCGGCCATAGCTCGAAGGGTGGCGGGCCGCCGCCGTTGGCCGTCGACGAGACGAGCCGGGTCGGGTCGAGACCGAGCGACGCGCACTGGCTTCGGAGATCGTCGTCCAGCTCGTCGTGGACGCGATGCTCTGCTCCGAGCACGAGGCGCGCGGCGCCTCTCAGTTTTTTACCGCGGCCGGGTAGGCGTGCTCGAAGTAGCTGTAGGCAATGGCGGCCTCGAAGGACGGCCACTCCTCCACCGCCGCCGCGCGGTTCTCGGCGGTGCAGATGAAGGGCGCGCCGTCGTCGCCGTCCAGGCCCTTCCAGTCGGCCAGCACCATGTCGAGCAGTTCCCTGTCGGTCAGGTCGCGGCCGTCCAGGCGCTTTTGCAAGATGTCGTTGTCGGACTTGGTCAGGCGCTTGAAGACGGCGCTGAAGCGCACTTCCTCGACCTGGCCGTCGCCGGGCACGCGCATCAGCACCGGCGCGACGAAGGTCGGCTTGACGGCGATCTTGAGTTTCTGGGGCATCTCTGTCTGTTCCTCTGTGCAGTGGTGAGTGGCGGAGAAGCTCAGCGCACGACGATCGACCACTCGTCGTTGCCCGCGCCGGTGGGCACGAACTCGAGCGGCACGGTGATCATCTGCACGCCGTCGACGTCGCTGAAGGTGGGCTTGCCGATCTGCGCGCGCGGCGACAGGAACTCGACGACGTTGCTCGCGCCCTGGCCGTGCTTGAGCGCCAGGTTCACGCGCTGGCTGGCGCGCGCCATGCCGATCCAGTCCTTGGTCGCGACGGAGGTGTTCTCGAAGGTGACGGAACCGGTCGATACGCGCGCGGTGATGTCCACGGCGTCGACGGTCATCAGGTCGCGCTTGACGACAGTGTTGCCGGCGTCGAAGGCGAAGGCGTTCGCGGCCACGCCCAGGCCGTCGAGCGTGAGGGTGGTGTTGGCCTTGTTCACGCCCAGCGGGTCCATGAACTTCGTGTAGTCGGCCACGGGCAGCGGCGCGTCTTCGGCGGGCACGAACAGGCCGGTGAATTCGAACTGCCACTTCGGGATGCCCTTGGCATTGATGGTGGCCTTCACGTTGCCGTGCGCGTCGGTCATCTTGTAGACGGTGCCGTCGACGTTGCCGTAGATGGTGAGCGACTCCAGCGCGTCGGTGGCCGGCGCGAAGGTGGTGCTGACGCCCGCGGCCGTGGTGACGGCGATGGCGCAGCCGCGCATCAGCGCGGCATAGCCGGGCACGTCGCCGGCGGCGGCCACGCCCGCGATCTCGACCGAGAAGGCGATCTTGCTGTACTGCGTGACCAGCACGGAGCCGCGCGAGCCGAAGTACGGGCGCACGTTGTCGCGCTGGACCACGTCGCCTTCGATGGGGGTCAGCGTGACTTCGCTCACCAGGATCGCGTTGGCCGCGCCCGTGGGCACCGCGTCGGTGCCGCGTACCGTTTCAGCCTTGGCCAGGATGGCCATCTTGCGCATGAGTTTTGCCATGTCGGCGTTCTCCGTTGGTTGGTTGGTTTGGGTTGTCGAAAGGAAAGATCTGCCTGCGTGCAGTCAGAGGTAGTGCCAGGTCCGCAGCTGCAGCGCGATGCCGTGGCAACGCACGCCGCAGAAGTTGACGAGGCCGGTGCCGTCGACCTGCACGCCATCGGTGCGCTTGTCGTCGGTGAGCGGTCCGGAAGCGCATGCGCCGCCGAAAGTGGGGTCGGCGCGCACGGCGTCGCGGATGTCTTCGACGAGGGCGTCGAACACCAGCTCCGAGGCAGCGGCGTCGTCGAATGCGAGCAGCCCCTGCACGGTCCAGGTGTCGACGCTCATCGTGCGGCCGCTGTTGACGCTGCGCTCCTCGGTGGCGGTGCGGCGCAGCCACCAGCCGCGCAGTTGCTGGCCGCCGCCCGGCAGGTCGTACATGAAGAGCGCGCGTAGCGCGGCTTCGTCGGCCAGGGAGCGCTCTCGGTCGTGCACGCGACCGACCTGAGGCACGGTGTTCAGCGTCTGCACGATGGCGCTGCGAAGAGTGTCGAGACGGCTCATGCCTGGGCTCCGTTGGGTGTTGATGGGTTGGTGTATGAACTGTCGCGGCGAAGGCCCGAATGGCTGAGGCCGACATCCGCCGCCCCCTTGCATCCGTGCATCAGTTGCCGCCGGGTCCGTTGCGGAACCACTGCTTGACGGCCTCCGCGAGCAGCGCGGTGCCGATGGCCATCGCGCCGCCCGAGGCGGCGCCGAACACGGCGCTGCGCGCTGCTCGA